TGAGCTTAACAATATACTCAAGTCTAAACCCACATCTGCTCATGTCAAAGGGTTGGCTGCAGACTTCAGACCTAGTGGCAACCATAATATTGATAGTGCTGTCGCTGCCATTGTTGATAGCGATATTTTTTACGACCAAGTTATTAATGAGTATAATCAATGGGTTCATATATCTTTCGCAGAGAGTGGTAGCACTCCTAGAAAACAGGCATTAATAGTAGACCATACAGGAACTACGTTATATACTAAATAATGCAAATATTACTTTTAGATATAGAAACAGCACCTAATACTGCTCACGTATGGGGACTGTGGAATCAAAATGTAAGTCTTAATCAACTCATGGAGTCCAGTTATGTAATGTGCTGGGCAGCCAAATGGTTAGGTAAGAAAGAGGTAATGTTTGATTCTGTTATGGAGTCATCTCATAAAAAGATGATAAAAGGTATACATCATTTATTAGATGAATGTGATGCTGTTATTCATTATAATGGTAGTAAATTTGACATACCTACACTAAATAAAGAATTTTTGTTACATGGATTACATCCACCAGCACCTTATAAAGAAATTGATTTATTAAGAACGTCTCGTAGTAAATTTAAGTTTCCTAGCAATAAATTAGATTATGTTGCACAAGCATTAGGAGTTGGCAAAAAAGTCCCTCATCATGGCCATAGTTTATGGCTACAATGTATGGCAAAAGACCCAAAGGCATGGGGAATTATGAAAAAATATAACAAAAATGATGTTGTTATATTAGAAAAGGTTTATGAAAAAATGTTAGGGTGGATTAAGCCACATCCAAATCATAATGAATACACACTAGAAAGAGTATGCCCTAGTTGTGGTAAACATAATTTGCATAAGAGGGGAACGGTTTGCAATACAAAATACGTTTTTCAGCGTTACCAATGTCAAAGCTGCGGAAGATGGTCAAGGAGCAACAAATCAATGGCAGCAAAGGTTTCAAACTCAAATATCAGCATTTAAAAAGGGTCGAAATGGAAATCCAAGAAATTGCAGAACATATTACAGGCAAGATGATTGATGCTGTAGACGTAGTTTTTGGTGAAGATACTATAATCATTTATCTTGATGACGGTTCAGATGTTGAACTAATTATCGACTCTATCTATTGCAATATACCAGATACAGATGACTAAATCAGAATGGTTGTATTTAATTTTAATTGCAATATTAGCATCATTTTTTGTATTTTTATTTTGTATTATTCTTGTAGCAAAAGGCACTAATCATATCATTGGACTATAAACAGAAATACTCGAAACAAATAACTTTACCAGACGGTACACAAACAGATACATGGTCTAAAGAATACATGTATTACTGTGAGGCGTTATCTTTTTCTAAAAAGCCACTACAATTTAGACGGGATATGTTAGAAAAAATTTACAAAAGAAATCAACTAGAAAGATTAGATAAAGTGAAATATTGGCTAACACATATTTGGAAACATAAATAATGGCAAACTATTTAACAGAAACACCTTTAACGCTAAGAGATAAGCTATTTAACTATATATACGGTCAAACAGGAAACCGTACTATGGCTAAAAATGTTGCTGGTGATATGTCTGGTAATTTAAGTTTATTTGATTTAACAGGAATACCTTTAGGGGAAGAAGCTGGTAGACTAACTGGTGAAGGTGTAGCCACAGGCGATCTTGGTAATGCTAGTGCAGGTCTTGGCCTATTAGCTCTTGGCACTCTTGATCCATTAAAAGTTGGTAAAGTTGCAAAGCCTGTTGTTACAAAAGTTACAGACACAGGAAAAAGTTTATTAGGTAAATTTCCTACAACTACTGCAGGCCGAATACTTCATAAAACTAAAAAAGGTGGATACTCAGTTAATTTGCCCACAGGTAATACTCCAGAAACAGGATACATGGTAGGTATTTATAAGAATGATGATCCTAGAAATACAGTATTAGATAAACTATTAACTAAAAAAGATATTGAACAAGCTGTTAATAAAAATAAAAAACAATTAAACAAAGAAGATATTTATCTTGGCTCTTGGATGAATGAAGGTCAAACATATATTGAGCCATCAAAAAGATTTACAACTGAAGGTACGGATGCATTAAGAAAAGCAACTAAATTTGGCGAAAAAACAAATCAAAAAGCACTATTTGATGCTGCTTTAGGTAAAGAGTATCCAGTTGGTAATTGGGCTGAATTTATACAATCGCCAGAATATGGAGAAAGATTAGGAATATTAAATAAAGAAGGTATTGAGTATTTAAAAAAACATCCACAAAAAGATTGGTGGAATTTAAAAAACACAGAATTAGAAGAAATTTATGGCAAAGAAAACAGAAATAAGATTGCTGGTTATTTAGCAGCAACTTCACCATTATCTGATGTTGGAAAAAATGTAAGATTAGCATCAGAGTATATGAGGCGAGATATTAAAGGTGAGCCTATTATTCAGCCTCTATTTACCATTCCAGAAAATGCTGTTGGTTTTCAAGCTGGATTAAAAATGCCTTTAGAAAAATCGTATACACCTAATTTAGAAAGAGTATTAAAAGGCGATATTAATCAAATGCAAAGTCAAAAAGTGAGAGGTATGGCTCAAGCATTAACTGGTGATCCAAATGCAATGGTGTTTGATAGACATTGGGCAAAATTATCAGAAAAACCTACTGCTGGTATTTACACAGATGTTACAAAAAATACATTTCCAGCAGGAAAACAATATGATGATTTAGAAAAAATTGTAGCTAAAACAGCTAAAAAAACTGGATTAACTCCAGCAGAATTTAGTGCAAATGTTTGGACTGGCTATCGCAACAAAGCACAAACAGAAGGAAAAGTATTTGGTGAAAAAGTAGGTGCAGGTATTTTAAGTGAGTCTAAAGGTATTGCTGATATATTTAGTGATATTGTTACAGACAATGCTAAAAAATTAAAAATGACTAGAAAAGAATTAATTGAAAAAATGAAAAAAGGCGATATTAGTTTATTATCACTATTACCGCCTTCTTTAGTTTACCAAGATAAAGGATTACTTTCCGAGTAATTTCTTTTTGTGCCAAATTCTAAATTGAGTATAAACATCTTCTTTTTTGTACGCCTCGTAATCAATTGCATCTTTAGGCGTTTTTAAAAATTTGCACATTTGTAAGTAGTGCTCCTCACTTAGTCTAGGTTTTCATTTCATTGACTCCTCCTTTCAATTAATCCTTCCTCTATTAAAGATTCTGCTGTTCTACCAAACCAACCTTGTAAACTCCAAGCCAATCCAGTATTAACTAAATGCTGCCATGCATCCAGATATTGTTCCTCTGACTCGCATGGTTCAAAACCTTCTGCAATTCCAATCGCTGTAAAATTATCCATTATTTTTCATCCTTTCCTGCTTTTAAAATTTTATCTGCAGCAGCAAATATTTTTAATGCTGATTTATTTTCTATTTTGTCATCTCTTAACCAATGTTGAACATAACCTCTAGATTCTTTTGCACCATCAAAACCAAGTATTTGGCAAAGAATGTATGCTACTGATTCTGCTTCAACTTCTCTAATGTCTTTTGGTGTAAATTCGCTATCTGATAAAGTACCTTCAGAGCAATGACCTAACACATTATGAGCAAGTTCATGAAATCTTGTTTTATGTGGGTATTGAGCAACAGGGTTGATTGAAATAACGCCTTCTTTAGCATAACCTTGACAATTACCGTTAGGGTAGTCAAATCTTTCTTCAGTAATGTTAAGATTTTTTAGAGCTATTTCTTTATTCCACTCTGGTGATTTTTGTTCGTGTGCAAATTCTTCAGCACCGTCAATTGGTTCTGTGCTGTGTAAACCAAACCATCTTGGTACAGATTTAAAACCTTTGCCCTTAACAGGTTCACCTTTAGCATCTTTGATCTCAGTTCCATCGTTATACTTTTTAATGTATTGAAATGGAATAAGTAGTTCTAATGCTTTAGCACCTTTTTTAACCTGTCTACCTTTTTCTTCCCATTGCTTATATGTTGCTATTGGCTGTATATCTTCATCACGTTCCCAGAGCTGTGCAGCAGCTAGGATTTGATTGCCAACAGAATAAGTATAGAAAGTTTCATAGCAGTTACTAAGGATACCTTCCTCGTTTACTACATCTTCTAAATATTTTGCATAGTTTGTTTGTTTCATTTTAATCTCCTTTGTTTAAGTTACAAAGATATTTTATGAAATAAAAAACAATGAGTCAAGTATTTTGACTAAATATTTTGATTTATTTTACTTATTAAACAAAAATTCTTCGGCCCACTATAGTTAGCAAATTATCTAATGCAAGACTATAATCACGTTCATGAAACTTATCTTTTTTAAGGCGTAAATGATGTGCATAAACAGCACGTTTTTGATTAGTAGGGAGTGAATCAATACAGGCATCGACTGTTGCCACGTTCTTATTATCAATAGCTTCGATCATATGTTCAAATACTTCATGGCTAGATTCACCGCCAGAAGATAATAAAGCAGATTTTTTTGGGTATCCTAATTCATGATGATCTACTTTCATCCAAGCAGCCCAGTCATCTAATAAAACTTTTAACCTATCTAATCTCATTTAATCGCCACAAAAACATGGTATTGATTCTTCATCTTTATCAAACATATCTGACTGATTCATTGCATAGTCATACATTTGTTGATAGCTTGGTCTGTCTTTTCTAAATCTACCACCATCGCCAAAAGATTTGTTAGATGTTTGTACAGATTTTTCAGCTTCAATCCACCATATTGCTCTTTCAGGTTTTTCTTGAATTAGACTTTGTATTTGGTGTGCTGGTTTTAAAAAACACAGATCACAATTACCATGCATCGTAACACCATTCATATTTGGCAAACCCAAATCAAAATTTTGTTTATTCCAAAAATGACTAATATCATGTCTTGTAATTCCATCTGCAAATAAAGGCACTCTACTAATATCTACTTTAGCAGCTCTTCTAGGCTCATCTGCTCTTATACCAATCCAATCCATATTTTCATTATGTTGAAACCCAATAGATTTGCAATAATTGTGAATTGTTCTAATTTTTAATTGTGCTGTACAAACTCTAGCAACAGGATTAGGTAAATAACCTGTTGACTGATGTATTAAATCCCAAAATGGCTTACCATTTCTTGATGCAGTTTCAAAAGTAACCACTTTAAATCTATCTTTTGGTTCTTCTGCTTGTTGAAATTCTAACCATGTTATTGGCACATTCCATTTGTCTGAACAGTCTTTAACAAACTGTAATGTCGCTTCTTCTTCTTTGCCTGTATTGGCAAAACATACAATAGCATCATCAGGCAAACCATCATTAGATTGTAATATTCGCCATAGCATATAAGCAGAAGTTCGACCTCCGTTAAAACTAATTACTGTTGGCTCTATTATTTTGAATGGATCACTCATTCATTCGCTTCATAATTAACGTATCCTTGCCCATAAGCATGACTTAATATCTTAGACGGATAACTTACATTTTTAGACAAATCCACTGTGCGTTTAATTCCTTTTGTTCTTTTTGATAATTCAATAATGTCTTTAAACTCTGGGTGTAACACAGAAGTTAATAAACATGCCTCTGGGAGCTTATATAATGTCCACCGTTGCGTTTTTCGTGATACAAGCATATCTTTGCTCATCATGTACTTAATTATGTTATGTACCGCCTGTGGGTATAGTTTTATTTTTTTTCCAATATCAGGCACATTCATTTCGCCATTTTCTAGCACTTTTTCTATTAATTTTACTATATCTGCCCGTCTTGCTTTAGTGCCATCATCTAATGTGTACCAAGCTATGCCATCGGCCATCATTCTACTTCCCCTTTTTTGTGTATTTTGTAAGTGTGTTCATTCATAATCTGATAGTTTATTTTACTATCATTGGGTATAAACGTAATGCTGTAGTCATAACCGTCTATTTTAAAATAATCAGTCTGAATCTTTGGTGTTTTGTCTTTTTTTGTCATGTGGACAATATCCTTTTAATTCCATATCGTTGTGACACCACCATTTTTTTAAGTGCCATATTCGTGCTTTTTGTAAACAAATATGGCATTTAGGTTGGTCAACTTTAATCTTCGTCATGTAGTTCGTCATCAATCCATACGTCAGCTTTAACTTTAGCCTCTAGTGCTGCTATTTCAGCTTGATGGACTTTTACCATTTGTTCAATATACCATTGTGCTTTCTTTAAATCTTCGATTTTGTCCATAATCTTTTCAGACTTAAGACCTTCTCGGCTGATGTATTTAAAAGCATTACCCTTTAGATAACCATAGTATTCAACAGGTGACATCTTAGCTTTGATGTATTCAATCGTTTCAATGCCACCATGTTTGTAATGGTCTGGATTTATGTTGTCAGTCATTACTTAATTTCCTTTGTTGATAACTCATCACGACTGTCAAAACAATCATCACGAGTTTTAATGAAAACAAAACTATTAGGAGTTGCACTTTTAAATAGTTTTCCTTTTTTACATTCATAATTATATTTATCTGTGTTTATTTGCATGTAGCCATAATATATCATCGACAAAATAATTATAGTATAAATTAAAATTGCATGTATACATTTACTCATGTTTTTACTTACCTCCGACTCATACATTGTTCAATAAGAAGTTCTTTAAATACAAAGTATAATTTAGCCTTAATTAACTTTTTTAAGGACTATATTATGTGGACAACACCTGCTGCTACTGAAATGCGTTTCGGTTTTGAAGTTACAATGTACGTAATGAACAAGTAAAGAAATGGGCATCTAGGATGCCCTTTCTGTTTTTAACAAAGACTCAACCGTTCTTAACGAAATAGAACATTTTTTCTTACCAATAACATCAATACAACCATAATCAACTAATTCATTTACTCGACCAGCAATAGAAGATATTTCAATTCCAGTTAATCGAGATAACTCTTTTCTGGTATAGGGCGTGCCATTTTCCATTGTATTAAGAATGGTTTGCTGCATCTTACCTAATTGAAAATCTTTTTTTAGATCATTGTAAGCATCTAAGCTTGTATCTTTTACGTTTGTTTTCATGTTATATCCTCCTAGTTAAAATTAAAACGCCAAATCATCTTCAAAATCATCAAGACTTGGTGGAGCTTGTCTTGTATCTGCTGGCGTAGCTTCACGCTTAGGTTGTATCTGACCAGACATATATTTATTACCTGTTTTGCTTTCACGAATCCATGCAGACATACGCATTTCCTCGCCATTAACAGTAATTGTTCCTGTATAGTCAGGTCGTTTTTCATTACCTTGTTTGTCGTTCTTAAACAAAGCAAAAGTGTTGTTGTTATCATATTCAGCCATGTTAGCTCCTTTTATATTTAGGTTTACGTTTCCATCTAGGTGGTTCTTTATCGTCTTTAATATACTGAATCATCTCTAATCCATAAGGTATATACCAGTCGATAAATTCTTTATCATACTGCACTAACTCTGTGTGCATTGCATCTGGTGTCCATACTACAAAATGACACGCAATAGCATTGCAACAAAACATTTGAAGCTGCATTTGCATCCAATAGCGTTCAGGTATGCCATCATACAAATTTTGCGTATAAGGACATTTGATCTCTACAGGAATACCATTTAAGTAAGCATCAGGACTAGCACCAAAAGGTAACTCGTCATGCACAACAAGACGATTCCCAGAATGACAAATATCATCCATATGTAACTCAAATGCTGACAACGCAATATGTTCGTGGTCAGTTCCGTATTGGGTTGCATCGTTACCCTCGAATGGTGGTTCTCGTAACGTCTTTTCTCGCCATAGTTTTTGTCGCTCATATAAACTACTCCATATTTGTGAGGCCGTAATAATATTATGCCTACGGTTATCTTTAAGATGTTCTGATGTCATTAGCGTAATCCCTTAGTTTTTCTTTAGCCATAGGTGTCATGCTATGAAAGAACTGCTTTAGATGACCTTTAGCGTGTGCTTTATCTAATTGATTTTTTAATGCTTGTAAATCATCGTCAGATATTTCTTCATTAGGTTCATTTTGCTGTTTAATAGCATTAGCTACTTCTTCTGCTGTAGCAATAGATGTATCTATTCCTATTGATAAGCACCCCATACATCTTCCGATTGCAGATGTCTCCGCATTTTCTATATAACTTGTTTTATTGATAAATGTAGAACCTTCTTTTTCATAAGCATGACCAGTTGCTCTAATATGACCATCAATAATTGCAGTTGCTTTCATAACAACTACACCATCTTGATGAGATATAATTTCAGTAATAATGCTTCCAGTAGGATACATTTCTCTAAAGGCTTTGATACGTTCATTGACCTCAACATATTCTTTACCTTTAATATTAATTGTTTTTAATTTA